TTGGCGGGAAATCTACGCAATAATCACCTCCTAAACCGCGTAGAGTTTCAACACTGACCCAATGATGCTGTGGCGTTGCACGTCACGAGTTTGCATTTCGCACACAGCAATTCCTGCCACTGCGGTTTGTTGCAGTTTGGCACATAGATCCAGCAGGCCGTTGTCTCCTTGAGCACGATCTGCTTGATCCACATCTCCTGTGATCACTATCTTGGAATGTTGTCCAATGCGTGTCATCAGCATCTTGACCTGTGCTGGTGTGGCATTCTGCATTTCGTCTGCGATGATCCACGAATTTTTGAAGGTCCGGCCTCTCATGTATGCCAGAGGAGATATTTCCAGAATCTGATCTTCAATCATGGCCAAGATGTCTTGTGGCCTATAGTATTCACGCATGACGTCCAGTAAGGGACGAGTCCAAGGTTCCATTTTGGCAACTAAATTGCCGGGAAGAAAGCCATGACTTTCACCCTCCACACCCACTGCGGGTCTTGTCAGCACTATTCGATCGCATACTCCTTCTCTGAGATTCTTAACAGCAGCCAGCATGGCCAGGTACGTTTTGCCTGTGCCAGCGGGTCCTGCTGTGACTACAATGTGTTGATCCGGATCTTGCAGGGCCATGACCAAGCGTTCTTGATTTCGTGTGCGAGGGATCAAGTCAATGCGACGAGGTTGTGCTCGCTGCGTTGAGTTAAAGGCTATGGTGTTTGCTACTTCCAGGTTCATACGTTTTTGTGCTTTTTGTGCTCGTTGTCTACTCAAGTGTTATTCTCCTAAGCCCTGTAGGGCCTGGTATTTACGGTGCAAGATTTGACAATAACGGAGTGGTATTTTCAAATATTTGGTTGCTAAATATTAACCAGGCAGCATAAAAGTACCATGACTCAAGTCTGTTGTACGTACTCAACAACTTTGGTAAATAATGTATTATGCAAACCAAAAACATTCACGGCATCAACGACAAAGAACTGTTTAAAAATCACGAAGATTACTGGCAGGTGGCTGACAACATCCGTGACATTTACATGAGTGACGGTAGCCTGACCACGCTGCTGGACTTTGAACGTGTGCTGGACGAGATGGATATCTACGCATTTAAGAACTGGGAAATTGGTGAACTAGTGGCCGGCCCAGACATCAACAAATACACAGTGGGTGTGACTTTCATGTGGCCGGAAAAAATGATGCCGGACCCCAGAGGCGGCAAACGTCTGCTGCCATTTGATTGCAAAGTTACTTATAAAAAGCAAAAGATCAAAATTCCCATCCGGATCAACGATCCGTCAGATTACGTTCCCGGCACCAAGAAAGCCCGCATTGTTGAAAAACCTGTGTGGCTGGTGGAAATTGTCATGCCCAAGCGACTCATGAGTGAAATACGCACAGGCTCAATAGAGATGGAAGGCCAAGAAATTGACCTGGACGAACTAGACGCAGCCTACGAGCAGGATCTAGACAAAGAAGACACACAAAGTGATGCAAAGGCACAAGATGCACAACAAAACCTCGAACAAGACCTTGCCCCCGTCCCAGCTGCTTGAAGGGCTACAGTACCGTGACCTAGAGGGCATGATGAAGTCCACTGTTCATGTGGACGAATTTAGTGGCAAAATGGGCGACGATGAAGACATCATTGTACTCAGCTTCTTTGTGCGTGACAAACAGGCTGCCAAGGACCTGGTGGCCTGGTTTGAAAAGGGCTATGACTTTGTGTTGGATGCTGACCGCTCACCAGGCGAGATCAAACCATCACGTTTTTTGGTATATGTTGAAATTCGCAGACGCAGTGCCGCACCACAGTACGTGGCTGAACTGATTGATGACCTGGGCACACTAACAGAACACGAGAGTGAAGACTGGACCATGAAGTATGATGGCCGAACACAACCCTGGTCAGAAGAAGCGTTTGCAAGCACTGTACCTCTCACACCCGATGACTATCGTCGCACACATGAGTCAGAATTGAACGAGTGGCGCACTGCTGCTGGTTTGCCTGTAAAACAAATTCACGAGACCAAACCTGACATGCGGGCCTTGCAGGCCGCTGCTGGCCTTATCTAACCCACTCGCAGTAGATTCTGTTGTTGGAATCCTGCTGTAGATCAGCAACACAAAATTCAAACTGATCAGCATATTTTTGCAACAGTTCTGGAGTCCAGTTAAAAAAATCAATCGCTTGACAATGCTCATTGCCATGATCCTGCCGCCCAGGATTGCAACGCCAGTAGATTCTAGCATGCGGTGTCAGTAATTGAACCACATGACCAATCTGCCGCAGTATTGTGTCTTCGGTGCCAAAATTGATACTGCCTAAACAGAACGCCACATTGAATTGAATGTTGCTCTCAAACTCTTCGATGGTACACTTGACATCTGCCGAATCAAACGCAGGATCAATTCCGGTCAAATTGGCAATACGTGCTTTGAACGGATTGGGACCACAGCCTACATCCAATACTGATTCGCCTAATTTTATCTTTTGCAGCAAAGCCCATCCAGAATACTCATATTGATCAATGTTTGAGTGCCAATGTGTGCTGAAATATTTGTCCAGGGTGTGTTGATCCATATAATTAATTATACAAATGCTTCCCAACAGAATATTTCTAACTGGCGTGCCTGGTTCACGTTGGTCAGGTATTGCACAGACCTTGGAGTCTATTCCAGGATTTAATACCACAGACCGTACACCTGCTCGCACATACACACATCACAGTTACACAGGACATCAAGGTGCGTACTTTGGTCCGGGCATGGAACTGGAATGTCTGTTGAGTGCTGATTACATTGACTCAGCATGGACCGAGCCCGGTGGCACACGATTGGTCAAAAGCCATGACTGGGCATATATGTTGCCCAAGGTCACACAAGTATTTCCCAATGACTGGATCATGCTGGTGTATCGTCCAGACATGGCCAGTTACGCATGGTGGCACGAAGCCGGAGGGTTTCAGATCAAGTACCCTTGTTACGATGCCTACCAGGACAGCACAGGTATGTTGGCAGCAATCACTCGACAGAATCAGTGCATACTGGAATATGCACACAGTAGAAATGCCACTTGGCATCACTTCACTTCCGAGTGGGTTGAAAGTACATTTGGATATAAGGTTGAGATTGCACGAACTTTTCCAGATATTTTAGTAACGGTGTTTAAATGAAACGAGATCATGTTTGGTATATCAAGTACGCCAGTGCTGTCACAATCTTGTGTGCCATGGTATTGCATACGTTTGGCATCACGCCCTGGAACAGTTTTGTACAACTGATCGGAGCCTGTGGCTGGGTCTATGTGGGATACAAGTGGAATGAACGAGCTCTGATGTTGAACTTCGTGCCACAGTTCTTTATCATTATACCAGCACTGGTGTACATATATTTTTTAAAATGAAACGACTACTCCTACTCTTATTACTGGTTCCTATCATGGCTGCTGCCTGGGAACCCACACGCCCTGTCACAATTGTGATAGGCAACGCACCTGGTGCTGGCAACGAAATAGCATTTAGAAAACTGTCACAGATCATCAGCCGCACAAACAAAAAGATCACGTTTGTTGTGGAAAATCGTGCAGGGGCAGACAGTGTGATTGCCATGAATCACCTTATGACTGTGCTGCCAGATGGGCATACCATTGCTGCACTCAATCACATGAGTCAGTATGTCACGCAGGATATCTGGCAGCGTGACATCAAACGCTATGAGTATAACACATTTGAAGATGTGCTCACAATAGGCAAAAGTCCACTAGTGCTTGTTGCCATTGCCACTAGTGCTGTGAACACTCCAGATGAGTTTGCCACGCTGCTACGCACCACACAGCAGCCTGTGTTTATTGCTGTGGGATCGGGCGCACACCGAATCACCCTTGAATACTTGATGATGAAAACTTCAGGCAATCGCAGCCTGATAAAACACATACAATTCAACGGCCCTGCACAAGCCCTGCAAAGTGTGGCCAGTAGTGCAGGTGGCACAGAATTTGGTATCATGCCATTGGCCATAGCCCGTCCGCTAATAGAAGCAGGTCGAGTCCGAGCTATTGGTATCACTGGAGATCGCAAAGTTGCACAAATGCCAACCATCCCGCTGTTGAGAAAAATTGCCCCTGGAATCAATGTATTTGCAGCCTGGAATCTTGTGCTGCCCCCTCGTACAGACCGAGTAATAGTGGACTATTATGCTAATTTATTTGCTAGAGCTATAAATACAGTTGAATATCAAGAGTGGATGGATCAAAACTTGGTATTTGTGGACAGCAGAGAGCTAGATCCAGATGGTTTGAGGCAGCATGCCCAAGAACTGCGACGAACATTCCTACCCCTAGCAAACCAAATCAACCCCAACGAATAACATAAATATTCGTGTATCGATACACTTAAGGAGAATACGATGGATGCAAAACAATTTGTTAAAAAACTAGTTGAGGACAATCAAGCATTGTTCCAGGCCAGTCAACACAACGTTAAAGAATACTTTGACAGCAAGCCTGCTCAAGAAGAATTAGTAGAGCACTTTGTGGGCCGCATGGTCAACGAGCGCATGAACATGGTTGAAATCAGCCAAGCCATTGCTCAGATGCCTGCTGACACCCCAACAGAAGAACTTGAACTGTTGACTCGTCAAGCACAAGACGAAGCCCGCCACTTCCGCATGGTCAAAGAAGTCATTGAGCACATGACTGGTCAGCCGCTAGACGTAGCTGCTGCCATCGCTGCCGAGGCTGCCAAACCCACTGCCAAAGGTGCTGGCTTGTTGGCCAAGTACGGCGCAGAAACTGATCCTGCTGCTCTGGCTGCATATCAGTTGGTGGCCGAAGGCCGTGCCGAAGCTGTTTGGAATCAAATGGCTGACTGCATTGAAGACGAGTTTATTTCTACTTCATATGCCAAGATTGCCCGGGACGAAGGCTTCCATGCCAATATTGGTGGTTGGAAATTGGAAAAATTGGCTCAAGACGAAGCCACTCAACAACGTGTTGAAGCCTTGGTGGTTAAGATGCGTCGGGACTTGTATGACATTTCATGCAAGAACACTGTGGCTGCTGCGGCAGGCCGACAACTAGTGGCTGACGCCTACGGTTGGTAATGCGAATAGGACTCACCCAACGAGTCCTGTTTCACCGAGATCGAGCGTATGATTCCTTGGAGCACTCATGGTATGAGTTTTTGCAAGGACATACGCTTGTTTCTATTCCAAACAGACTCCCAATATCAATCCCAGATCTAGATGTGTTGATCATCACCGGCGGCGATGACCATCCTGTGCGCAACCAAGTTGAACATGAATTGATTGACGTCATGACAGCTCGTAATGTTCCTGTGATAGGTATTTGTCATGGTTGTCAACTGTTGACAACCAAACTAGGCGGCTCAATTGTGCCTGTGGATGATCACCAGGGCAGTTATCATGAAATCTCTTATAACAATCAACAGCACCTAGTCAACAGTTATCATACCCTGCGCATAAAACAACTGCCTCCTGGGGCAACTGGCTTGGCACACGACCCAGACGGCAACACGGAAGCCTGGATACATGGCTTGACAGCTGGCATAATGTGGCATCCTGAGCGCATGAAAGAACCATGGGTTCCAAGAGAAATTGCGGTGCTGTTTAATTGAATAAACTAATATATTATCCCACAGGTTGCTACGGCACTTTTTTACAGTGGTTGTGTAACACCCCTGCAGAGTTGCAAGAGCAAAATTTGCCGTTTCACACCGATGGCAACAGCCACGGCTATGTGCTGTCAGATCAATACAAACTGTTGGTCACACCACAATGTTACCGTGATTTTGTGAGTACTCAGTATGACACAGTGGTATCATGTATCTGGCCCTTGGACCACAACGGCAAAATGTTCAATGAAAAAGGGCTGTCAAATTTTTATTACAACTTGACTCATGGTCATCTGCAATATTTTCAAAATTATTCAGTACAGGTCTGTGTAATATATCCAACTGTTACTAGTAAGATTTGGTGGTGGCACAACAACTGCAAAAAAGTTGTTTGGTCACCTGGTATGTATGACAAAAAAATCAACAGTTTTGCTCCGGGCAGTGAAGAGGCCCAAATAATGATCTCGTCCCAGGCTTGGTTGACTGCCGAGGATCCTATTGAACGAGCCAAAATACAAATGAGTTATTATGAATCTCGAGCCTGGTACCAACGCTTGATGAATAAATTTCAATGTGATCAAACTCAAAATCTTTCCCTGGGACAGTTGCGTACCGTAATGGCACAGTCTATTAGATATGAGTTTTCGGACTATGTGAGTCATTGGGCTCTGTTACCAGCACAGTTTCCCAAGATAAGATTTATATCTCTAGATCAACTGCGTGACAATACCTTGGAATCAATTCAACACATGTTTGATCATTTGGCCGTGGGATCAACAGCGCCGGCACACAATGTACTAGGTCAATGGTCTAAATTACAGACCACAATGCACAGGGATCAAGAACACAAAGAAATTATACAGGCAATACAGCAGGGACAAGACAAAGACTGGAGTGAGTTGAATTTTGATATATTTGATGAGGTTTATTTGTTGCATGAGTTAGTTTACAAAAATAGACTGCATCTGAATGTGCATCATTTAGACAAACTGCCTACCAACACACATGACCTATTGCTACTTCGCTAAATATCAATATGTGGATTTTACATTTCTTACCTGACGCACTTATACTTTGGATCTGCAACATTGTACTGTTGGTAGGTATCGCACTGACTGTGACAGTGTTCTTTATCAAGCGCATACCCATCATTAACCAATATCGGACGCCCGCACAGGTCCTGGGCATGGCACTGTTGGTTCTTGGTGTGTACTGGCGCGGCGGCTATGCAATTGAACAAGAATGGCGTGAGCGTGTGGCGGCAGTAGAAGCGCGAGTCGCGGCTGCTGAAGCACAAAGCAAAGAAGAAAATGTCAAGATTGTCACCAAGGTTGTGACCAAGACACAGGTCATACGCACACGTGGCGAAACCATCACCAAATACATTGACCGGGAAATTGTACAATATGATACAAAGTTTGCGCCTGGTGGTCAGTGTGAAATTCCTAGAGAATTTATCAAAGCGCATAATGATGCAGCAGAGGCACCCAAATGAAAATTAATGAAATCTTAGCAGAAGCCAAGTCGGCACATCCACAACAGGCTGCAACGGCCATTGCAATGAAAAAAGCTGGCAAGAAGCCCAAGAACGAAAGTGTAGAACTTGAGGAAGAGTTTGATCTTATCGAATCCATCATTGAACGTCTGGCCCAACACAACGGTGTGGATGCTGAAGTGATCTGGGAAGATTTGGAAACACTCACCGAAGATGAACTGTATGCTTTTGCTGTGACTTCAGAGCCCATCATGGAATCACAAGACATGGCGGAAGACACACAACAAGTTGATTCACTTGTGACGGATGCACTAAAAATAATGCGTGGTTCGGAAGTAAATGATGCTGTAGCCGCACTAAAGACTGTGCTTGGAGACAGAGAATACAACGGCCGTCGTGGTTTTTATAATTTCTATATTCGACAACTGATGGATATGTACAGTCAGCAAGGTGTGATGGAAGACTGGCAAAAAGCCAACAAACGTGACAAGACAGATGGCATGAGTCAAAAGGCTGTGAATGCTTACCGCAGAGAAAATCCTGGCTCAAAACTAAAAACTGCTGTAACCACCAAACCTGGCAAACTCAAAAAAGGTGGCAAGGCATCCAAGCGTAGAAAGAGTTATTGCAGCCGCAGTCGTGGACAAATGAAAATGCACAGCATCAGTTGTGCCAAGACTCCTGACAAAGCCATATGCAAAGCACGACGTCGTTGGAACTGCTGATGCATTCGATTAAATTGTTCTTTCTAGTGGTGTTTGTGATACTGGCATTCCTTGCCACTGGATGCAGTACAGTAGTACCTGTAACAGCACGGTTCCCCGAAGCACCGGGCAACGTGGCCATGACGGCCTGTCCACAACTGCAAAAAATTCCTGATGATGCCCGTCTAAGTGACATATCAAGGACTGTGACTGTGAACTACGGCACCTACTATGAGTGTGCTGTCAAAACAGATGCCTGGATTGAATGGTATCAAAAACAACAACAAATATTCAACAACATAAAATAAGGAGCCAAGATGGAACTAACACTCGGACAACTAAAACAAATGGTACATGGTATACCCCATGCTGAACACTGGTTGGAAGCCTTGGACCAGTTACTGCCAGATTATGAGATCAACACACCTCGTCGCATTGCTGCTTTTATTGCACAGTGCGCACATGAGTCAGGAAATTTTAGATTTATCAAAGAAAATCTTAATTACAAGGCAGAAAGCCTACAAAAGATTTTTGGCAAATATTTCCCCACAGCAGAACTAGCACAGGCCTATGCCAAGAAGCCTGCAATGATTGCCAACCGAGTGTATGCAAGTCGCATGGGCAATGGTGACGAACACTCAGGTGACGGATATCGCTACTGCGGTCGTGGACTGATTCAACTCACCGGCAAGAGCAACTATGAAAACTTTGCTGCCAGCTTGGAAATCTCCGCTGAAGAAGCCGCAGAATACCTAGGTACATTTGAAGGTGCCGCACAATCAGCCTGCTGGTTCTGGGAAAGCAACAACTTGAATGTGGAAGCAGATGCCGGCGACATCAAGAAGATGACTAAAAAGATCAATGGTGGTTACATTGGTCTTGAAGATCGTATCAAGCATTACGAACACGCCTTACACATTATGGGAGCATGACATGGCAGAAGCAGAAACAAAACCCTTATCACGTTCAGAACGTGAAGCAGCAATCAAAGACAAAGCCGGACTTGTGATTGTGATCATGGCCCTGTTCATGGCCGTGACCACATACTTTTCAAACAACTACTCAGGTGCTGTGCTAAAGAACATGCTCAAAGCCACAGACACCTATGCGTTCTATCAAAGCAAAAGCATCAAACAAAGCATTGCTGAAGGACAACTGGAAGAAACACGTGATCCCCAGCGCAGAGCACTACTGGAGGCCAAGATTGCACGTTACGAATCAGACCCTGTGAAGGCGGAAGGCAAGCGTGAACTATTGCAAAAGGCACAGGCCCACGAAGCCGCACGTGATGAAGCCACACGCCACACACCATGGTTGACCTTTGCGTCCCTGGCATTTCAACTGGCTATTGTGCTGTTGAGTGCCAGCATTTTGAGTGTGAACAACACCATGTATCGCATCAGCGAAGTGGTGGCTGTGATTGGCACAGTGCTGTTGAGCCAAGGTATTTGGCTGTGGATACCGTTTGTGTAACACCCACTAGATCTCGCACAAGGATCTGTTAAATACTCAAGCCACCAGCGTAGTGGCATGAGCAATAACAATGGATCCACTAACACTATTTGCCTTGGCCAACACGGCTGTTGCAGCCGTGAAAAAAGGATGTCAACTGTACAAGGACATCAAAAGTGCCGCGGGCGATGTTAAAGGCGTACTTCGAGATCTTGACGATCAGTTTCACAAAAAGTACGATGGCCGGCCAGTGCCTGATGCTGCGGTCAAACAACTCAACGAAGAAAAAACCCGGGTACGAGACCTAAACAAACGCAGTGAGGAAAACACCAATATCTACACAGAGATTGGCGATGCCCTGGGCGCCTACTACGACAACTATTTCAAATGTCTAGCAGTGCTGGAAGACGAAGAAAAACGATCAAAAACTGAAGTGTATTCAGGTGGTGACAGTCTAGCAAAACGTGCGCTGAAACGTGTGCTGATGAAAAAGCAACTGGAGGCCATGGGCAAGGAACTGCGCGAACTCATGATCTACCAAAGCCCACCTGAACTGGGTGCGCTGTTCACCGAAGTGGAAAGCATGACCAAGGACCTGGGCAAAGAACAAAAAGTGCTCATGTCATATGAACTTGAAAAAGCCCACCGCAAACGCCAACGCATGCAGAAATATCAGTTTGAAATTGCCCTGGGCATTGGCGCTGTGGTGGTGATGTTTGCGGTGATGGGCATGTTCATGTACATTGCGTATGATGCACAACGCCGTTGGGGCGGTGTGACTGACACCAGATACAGAGACACACTAGAAGCAGTGCAAAAACAAGAGTGGTTTGAACGTCAACGACGATTGCAAGAATACCAAGAGTTCTTGGAACAGCGTCGTCGTGAGTCTGAGCAAAATGAGTCCAGTCGTTAAAACCTTGTTGTTGATCTTGGGCACCATACTGGCTGTGTTTGCCGTACCTGCGGTGCTGATTGTGTTTCATGCATACTTGAATGCGTTCTTTGCCATAGTATTGTTTGTGACTTGCTTTGTGTTGTTTGCGTATTATTCATATCAAGAACTATTGCTAGAGTTTCGTCAAGCACACATGGAAGAAGAGCAAGTCATGGCTCGCTTTGCAGGCGACCCAGAAAAAATACGATTCTATCGGGGGTTCAAAAAACACTTTGACGGTGATTTGGATTTAGAACAACTAGAGCAATGGTTTGTCAAACACCCTAGAAAACATTAGTGGCGAACATAAAACCACACAGCACTCAACACTATGGCAGAGATAACTAGGAACATGCTAAACACTGACACAAGAAACAGCCAAGGACGTTTTACCATGGAAAGATATTCGTACAGTTGGTCAGATTGAGACTTAGCCATATTATTATTTAAAACAATATTGCACAAATATTACACAGCAGTTATCTAACCCAAAAGTTATAAATATTCCTAAAGGAGCCCCACATGTCACAAGAACAAAAACCAGAAAAGAAAGACGAAGATTGGATGCAGAAAAAATGGCGCCCAGCTATGGGATGGATGTACATGGGTATCTGTACACTGGACATGGCCATATTCCCAGTGCTGTGGGCCATGTTGCAGATGTTTCAAAACACCTCAATCACACAGTGGCAGCCACTCACCTTGCAAGGCGCAGGACTATTCCACATTGCCATGGGCGCAGTGCTAGGCATTGCTGCATTTGGTCGCACACAAGAAAAACTGGCCGGAGCCGCTGTGAATCCCACAGCACCAGGCACGCCGTTGCCAACACCTGCGCCCAGCATGAGCTTTGTCTCTGCACCAGCCGGCACAAAAATTGAACCCAGTTTCGCACCTGCTCCAGCAGCAGTTACCACAGGCTTCGGCGGAAAAAAAGCACCACCTGAGCCCGACTACCCAGAACTCTAAAAAGGAATCACAATGAAAACAATCATATTATCCGTCGCACTAGCCATAGGCTCGGTCGCTGCCACTCCTGTGTTTGCCGCTGCCGAAATCAAAGAAGTTTGCAAAGACCGAAAAGACAAAGCTGGCAAAGTAGTCGTAGACAAAAAGACCAACAAACCTGCACAAGATTGCAAAAAAATCAAAGTACACAAGAAACTAGAAGGCACCCCAGTACCTGAAAAGAAATAATTGACAACCAAGCCAGGGTCCTGTATAATTAACTGTACAGGACTTTTCTTATGACCGACTACTACGCCGCACTAGGCGTGCCAAAAACTGCCACTGCTGACGATATCAAACGAGCCTTTCGTAAGTTGGCCAGTCAGCACCATCCGGACAAGGGTGGCGACACTCAAAAGTTTCAGGCCATACAGGAAGCCTATGCCACACTGGGTGACGAACAAAAACGTGCCGAGTATGACAATCCCAGACCACAGTTTTCGGGATTCCAAGGACATCCGGGTGGCGTAAACATCAATGACATCTTTGGGCAAATGTTCGGGCAGCAGTTTGCACAACAACATCAACATCCTCGTCGCAGTCATGTGAGAATGACATTGTGGATCTCATTGCTGGATGTGGCCACTGGTGGCAAACGCACAGTGAGCCTGGGCACACAAAGCGGTGTGAGTGCAGTGGAAATTGACATACCTTTGGGCATCAATGACGGTGACAATGTGCAGTACGAAGGCATTGGTCCGGGCGGTGCTGACCTGGTGGCACAATTTAGAGTAAGTCCGAATCAAACTTGGCAGCGTGATAAACTGAATCTTGCACAGGAAGTCCGAATTGACATTTGGAATTTGATCCTGGGCGGTGATCTTACCATAAACACCTTAACTGGAAAAACATTGAGCACTCGAGTACCTGCTAGAACACAACCTGGAACTGTGTTAAGATTAAAAGCACAAGGACTACGGGATCGCCATGGCAACACCGGAGACATTCTTATAAAGTTGCAGGCATCAATTCCAGACAACATTGCACCCGAAATCATTGATGTTATTCAAAAGCACCATGAATAAATATTTTGGCACAGCACAGGTTGCACCCAATAGCAAAATAGCATATAATAACTCATAGGACTACTCAAGGACATCATGCAAAACAATCCCGAAATTGAACACATTGTAGAACAAGCAGTAAAAATTGCTCGTGAGAAATTGCACGAATATGTCACAACAGAACATGTGCTGTTGAGTTTGATTAGGCATGCACCATTTCATAAAATTCTAGATCGGTTTGGTGTAGAGGTCAAACAAATGGATCAAGAAATAAATGTTTATTTGAACGGCATGAAAGGCATCGTCAAAGACGATGTAAATTTGCAACCAAGAAAAACACAAACCCTGGAACGCTTGTTCAACCGTGCTAATGTGCAGGTCATGTTCACAGGACGTAGAACCTTGACCACATTGGATTTGTACTTGAGCATCATGGCTGAAACCAACAGTCATGCACACTACTTCTTGTTGAAATATGGTGTGAAGAAGACTGAATTCTCTGAGTTCTTTGCCAAGAATTACACAGCTGGTGAAGCATCCAAGATGAACATGAATCAAGCCAATGACATCTTGAACGAGTACTGTACCAACTTGACTGAACAGGCCAAGAATGATCAGTTGGAACCCTTGATTGGACGTCAGACTGAACTGCACGAAATGATCACTGTGATGGCTCGACGCTTCAAAGCCAACGTGCTCATGGTAGGCGATCCTGGTGTGGGCAAGACCTGTATTGTGGACGGCTTAGCGCAGGAGATCATTGCCGGACGTGTGCCCCGGTTCATTCAAGATCACGAAGTATGGGGTCTTGAGATTGGATCGCTGTTGGCAGGATCCAAGTATCGTGGTGAGTTTGAAGAAAAATTCAAGGCTGTAATTGCTGCCTTGGAGACAAAGAAAAAATGTATCCTGTTCATTGACGAAGCACACACCATGAAAGGTGCAGGCTCTGGCTCAAACAGCAGCCTAGACTTTGCCAACATGTTAAAACCCGCAATCACCAAAGGCCATTTGAAAGTGATAGCATCAACCACATGGGAAGAATACTACGAATCATTTGAAAAAGATCGCGCACTCATGCGCAGATTCTACAGACTCAGTATCGACGAGCCTGATACGGACACCACAGAAAAGATCTTGATTGGATTAAGTCCTAGATTGGAAAAGTTTCATGATGTCATGATTGACACTGATGCTATCATGGCTTCGGTAGAACTGGCCAATCGTTACATTCACGATCGTAAAAATCCTGACAAAGCCATTGACTTGCTGGACGCATCATGCGCACGTGAGCGTGTGAAAGACGAAGGCACTGTTACAGTTACCAAAGAAATGATCCAAGCACAGGTAAGCCGCGTGGCTGGTGTGCCAGTGGACCGACTGCAGAATGAACGAAGTGCAAAGATTGTGGACTTAGAAAGCAACATCAAACAGAAATTGTACGGACAAGATTCAGCTGTGGAGGCTGTGCTGGAACGTGTGTACATTAATTTTGCTGGCATTGGTAATGCAAAACGTCCCATCAGCAGTTTCTTGTTCCTTGGTCCAACAGGCACAGGCAAAACTGAACTGGCCAAACTCCTAAGCGAACACTTGGAAATGAAACTGTTGCGTTACGACATGAGTGAGTATCAAGAAAAGCACACAGTGTCAAGCCTAATCGGTGCACCTCCCGGCTACGTGGGCTTTGAAGATGGCAACATAGGCGGTGGCAAACTGATCTCTGATATCAGCAAGAACCCTTATGCTGTAATATTGTTCGATGAAATTGAAAAAGCACACTCGGATGTGACCAACATCCTGTTGCAGATGTTGGATGAAGGGCACATTACTTCAGCAAATGGCAAACGAGTAGATGTTAAGAACTGCATCATCATCATGACGTCTAATCTAGGCGCACAGGCCAACGATGCCAACAACATTGGTTTTGGTAGCCTGGAGAAGTCAGGCGAAGAAGATCGTGCAATGAAAGACTTCTTCCGTCCAGAACTGCGCAATCGTATTGACCGGATCTGCAAGTTCACCAAGTTAGACACACTTGCTATCAAGAAGATTGTTGTGAAGTTTGTGGACGAACTCAAGGCCAGCATGACACACAAAAATATCCGCTTAGTGTTGACTGAGCCTGTGATTGATCACTTGGCTGACAAAGGATACGATTCAAAAATGGGCGCACGGCCTTTATCACGCAAGATTGATGAACTGATCCGTGTGCCGTTGTCAAAGCAGATGTTGTTTGATCGATTGGAAAACTGCATGATCACAGCAGTGATGAAGGCGGATGCTGTGGAGTTCATGATAGAACAGGATGCAGTGAGCACTGTAAATGCTGAGGGTATCATTGTTGTATAAAGTTGAATTAGACGATCGTAGCAGTCTGTATTATGCTCAGTATGAATGGTGCATAACCATCAACATCTCAGAGGCTGTTTGCTTGAGAAATCTGGATGCCTCTCAGTTTGAACGAGCCATTGTCAATGCCAAACATTGGGCTGAGAGTGATCGATGGTCTAATCGAGCCTGGAGCATTACCAAAGAAACTGCCCTGCGTGAAACTCGTGAGGTGCTTTTGTCCGAAATTGCACCATTCAAAACTGTGGTTAGTTTTATGACAGTGAGCGTGTACACCAATCATCGTGGCCTGGCTGACCGATTGGTCACGCTGGGCAATGACGGGGTCAGGATTCGACTGGTACGACAGGCAGTGCTCACCCGACCAGTTAATGTTGTGCAACTGCGTGAATCAAAATATGCTTACAGAACATATCTTCGAGAACGCAAATACGGTCTTGAACAACGAACCATGCTGGTTAATTTTTTAAATTCAAGAAAAGATACACTTCAACCTTGTGATGCACTGATTGCATGGCTCAAAGGCAGCAGCAGTTTTAGGTACAATCTCAACTACTCCCGAGCTCATTATTTTGTGGATCATGATCATCCCAACGAAGGCACCATGATCAGTCTAGTGATGCCGGGCATTGTAAGAAAGACCATGCCCATTCAAACGACTAAATAGTTGACTATGGCTAAAATACACGAAGAAGTAGTTGTGATCAAACTCTCAAAATTGATCAAAGATAACGATGCTGGTGACGACATTGCCACCGCTGACATTGTTGCTGCCCTGCAGTCAGTTGCTGAAGAACTAACAGGTCCAGGTGTTGTTGTGGAAGCGGACAAGGTTCAATGACCACAAAAACCATTCTTGACACCACTGTGTATGGTACGCCCGCGGGCAACTATGACGGAAGCAGTCAAGACTGGTCAAGTGACCCTGTTACAGCGGCCAACTACTATCGCGGACGTGGTGGTGTACAAACCATCACATTTTCCGTCACACAATTTGAAGGTGACATGATCCTGGAAGCCTGCTTGGACGACAATCCTGCCGAAGCCAACTGGTTTGACACATACACATATGGTGATGGCAGTACTATTCCACTCACCGACTATCACCCGGCCACTGTCACAGGAAACTTTACCTGGATGCGTGTACGAGTTGAAGGATTTTCAGGCGGCACTATCAACGCCGTTACTATCACTTACTAAACTTTCCCGAGGTTAAAATTGGAAACTGTAAACTTCAAATTTGTGCTGTCATCCTCTGATGATCAGTGCCCCATGACTGCTGAAGTTTGGATGGACAATGTTTTGTTGTTGTCTGTACCACAACTAAATCAACCTGTAGCGTTCAATCATGATTTTAACGACGATGATGGTGAACATGAATTAAGGATTATACTCAGCGGCAAAACTTCTGCACACACTGTGATTGATGACACAGGAAGTATTGTTAAAGATGCCACAGTAGAAGTGTCGCAAGTGATTATTGATGATCTTGACATCAATCAGTTGTTTTTAGAAAAATGTGTGTATGAACACAATTTCAATGGCTCGCAGCCTGACATCAACGACACATTTCACGGCATTGCAGGTTGTAATGGAGTGATAAGCTTCAAGTTCTCCACACCCATTTACCTGTGGCTGCTGGAAAACATGTAACCATAAATACAGGGTATGAAACAAGTTGTTATAATGCCCGGTGGCTTTCACCCTTTTCACGCAGGACATGCTGCCTTGTATCAGTCAGCGAAAGCAGCATTTCCCGGCGCTGATGTGTATGTGGCTGCTACCAACGACACCAGCGCTCGGCCTTTTCCTTTTCAGATCAAAGAAAAACTAGCACAGTTAGCCGGGGTAGACAAAGGCAGATTCATGCAAGTCAAAAGCCCTTTTCAAGCCACTGAGATCACAGCACCATACAATGCTGAAGACACACAGTTGATCTTTGTTCGCAGTCAAAAGGATGCAGACAAACCTCCCCGACCCGGCGGTGTCAAAAAGAACGGTGAACCTTCATATCTACAGCCCTACAACAAAAACTCCACAGCACCCATGAGTCAACAAGGTTACATGGCCTATTTGCCCACTGTGGAGTTTGGACCTGGCATGACATCAGCCTCAGAAATCCGCGCAGCATGGCCTCAGCTGAATGAAAAACGAAAAACTGCCCTGATAATGAGCTTGTATCCCAAGACACAAAGCAATCCCAAGTTGGCCGCTAATGTGGTCAAAATGCTAGACACAGCAATTGGCACAGAAGTTGCTGAGAACCAAGGCTGGGCTGCCACTTATGAAGACTACGTGGAAGAACGTCGGTCGTAAAAAATAATACTCTCTGTTATAATCTTTAAATACTAGCATATTTTAACGGAGAACCCATGTCAGAACCTCAAGTACCGGTGACCACAACACCACCAACCGATCCTGCCCAAACCAATCAATCAAACATTCAAGTCAACATTGATTATTTGCGTACCACACGAGTGCATATTTGCATGCCTTGTTATGGTGGACAACTTACAGAGCAATGCTTTATGAGTTATATCAAATGGGCCAACTTGTGCCGTCAACTCAACATTGACTGGACTGTGGAAACCATGACCAATGAATCATTGATCAGCCGAGCACGTAACACACTCACAGCCAAGTTCTTGCACACCAAAGAGTCAACACACTTGATGTTTATTGACGCTGACATTGGCTGGGAACCTTGGCATTTGTTGGTGCTGCTGGACGCACAAAAAGATGTCATCGGCGGATTGTATCCCATGAAGAGCCTGCCAGTTAAATGGTGCGTGAACGGTATTCCTGGCCAACCTGACGAACCAGATGGCAAACTAATTGAAGTCACAAAAACAGGCACAGGTTTCTTGTTGATCAAGCGTGATGTGTTTGAGAAGCTGAATGCACACCCTGCTACCAAGCCGTTCAACAATGACATTGGCCTGCCTGAAGAACTGAATCCTTACATGAAAACCTACTTTGACACTGCTGTGCGTGAAAACCGCTACTATTCGGAAGACTGGACATTCTGTGAAAACTGGCGGGATCTAGGCGGCAACGTGTATGTGGACAAACGTATCCTGTTGCGTCACGTGGGCACCTACACATTTGACTACAACACACATGAACAACTGTACAAAGATCTCAAGCAGATGTTTGAGCCCAGTGCAGTCACAGTTACACCAGTTGAAGGTTTACCCAACAATGCAGTGCCTGCAGGACATGAACTGGCCAGAGAACCAGCACCTGTGCCCGAGCCTGTAGTGATGGCTGCCAGCAAGAAGAGCAAGAAAGCCGCTGCCGCAGTCTAACGGTAAATACAACTTATGAACATTCATGAGTTGGACTCTTACAATCTTGGCGACGCAGTAAAGTTTCACCGCCGTCTCAATCCCAGAATCTGGGGGCGAGACGAGCAGTTGCTTCCTGAAGTGCGTGAACGACTACTCACCATTGCTGAAGACTTTCAAGAATTTTTGGGTGTCAAAGATCTTGACGTCGAAGACATCACCATATCAGGCTCAAACGCAGCCTACTCTTATACAAAAAACTCAGATATTGACCTGCACATTGTGGTCACAATGCCTGATGATCCTGTGTATCAGGAACTGTTTTCAGCCAAGAAATATCAATACAACAACGAGCACAACATAAAAATTGGTGGTGCCGATGTAGAACTGTATGTTCAGCCTGCTGATCAACCACACATCAGCCTGGGCATTTATTCAGTGCAACACAATAGCTGGATCTCCATACCCCAACGCAAACGTGCCAGGGTAGATGATGCGTGTGTGCGTGACAAAGTTGCAGACTTGGACGCACGTATTCACGATGCTGTGCGTTCAGGAGATCAATCTAAAATGGCCACCTTGGCCGACAAAATCAAGGCCATGCGGCAGGCAGGACTTGAACAACAAGGCGAGTTTGGCTGTGAAAATCTTGCGTTTAAAATCTTGCGCAATAGTGGTTGTATAAAACTGCTGTGGGACGCACGTAGAGCCGCACAAGATCGCAAACTGAGTCTGCGTGAAGCACCTCGACAACGGTTTCGTTACGGCTTCGGTGAAGGCATGCAGAGTCAGCCTTACAGCACGTCGGATGGTGTTGCTGCCAGTACCAAGTCTTTCTTGGAAGACTCTGAATCTGATGACAACATTGTGCAGGACTTTATTAAACACGTCACAACAGAGCTGGGCATAGATCCTGCACCTGAAATTCATTTGCACACTGATCCTGAGTGGAGCGAACGCAATCAAAGTTTTGGACGTTACGATCCAGAATCACACACACTAAATGTAAGCATGCCCAATCGCCATGTCATGGACGTGTTGCGCACAGTGGCACATGAATTAGTTCACTGCTCACAAAATCAACAACATGGTCAGTTACCAGATGACGCAGGCGAAACTGGCAGTCGGTGGGAAAATGATGCCAACGCCAGAGCAGGCATCATCATGCGTGACTGGGCCAACTCTCATCCTGAACATTTTGCCCGTGATTCATTGGAAGAAGGCGCCTCAGGGTACATTCCCAAGAACAAGCGTGAAGCAGCCATGCCACAATATGCCATGGCTCTGAGTGTGGATATCAAACCTGGACAGACTGGCAAAGAAGCCAACAAACTGGCCTTGAACACAGGTCGCAATGGCGAGCCTGGACTGTTGATGAAGACTGTGAACCTGCGTGAAGACATTGAGAATTTTCCCATTGCTAATGTGCGCAGAGCCAACGGTGCCATTGGCACACAAGGGGTGAACATTGAGCAAGCAGCAGATGTGTTGACCCACGCTGCTGGCATGCAAGTGTCACCAGACATGAGCATGAGACAACTGGTGGATGCATTGAAAGCTGACCCTGCGGCACAACAACGTCTAAGACAATTTGTACAAAAGAATCCCATCACAGTGTCTGCCCTGCCTGATGGCTCGTATCACTTGCAAGACGGCCATCACAGAACATTTTTGTTGAACTTGCTGGGCGATGAAACTGTGCCTGCTGTGGTCAAAGAAGGCGTGGCGGAGGGCAAACAACCAGGCCAGCCAGTGGTTGATGCCATACTCAAAGTCATGCCCATAGCACAAGAAATTTGGTTCCATGGCAGTCGTGCTACAGGAAAACATCGTAAAAACAGTGACACTGATATCTTGGTAGTGGTACCTGATGATCTTGTGGGTGATCAGTATCTTGGCGTGGTAAGAATATTACAAAAACTATCTTCTCACTTTGACAACCATGACATACAACCCACCCATCCAGGATACAACATACACCTCATAGCACAAGAAGAAGGCCAATTGCTTTGGTCCAACAAGCAAGGCATGGCGGAAGCACGTAAAAACCCAGATCAGAATAAAAAATATGGGATGGGTAAATATGAGCTGGCTGCATTTGCTGAAGATATCAGAGACCAAGAAAACTGGGGTGTTAGCATGACTGCTGAGCCCAAGTTGGGGATCAATCCGCAAGTGGGCATCAGTGAAGACACTCCCAAGGGTATTTACTTTTATCCATTGGAATACTTTATACAGATGGTCAACCGTTATCAACCACTGCCATGGGGAGATAACATGCCCTATATGCAGTTGTTTCAATACGACCGTTCGAATGAAATGACTCAGCAAACCCAAGTCGATCCTGCTCAATTACGTCAAGCCCTGAGTCAATACTGCCCTGAAAAAATAATACAACAAGTATTAGATGAACCAGATTCATTGTATGATGATACGCCATACTGGATGATTTACGACTGCTTGAGTAGACTAGGCACAAACGATGAAACCAATATCGTTCGTTGGAACAAAGTATTGCGTGATTTGGGATTCACCAGTGTATATGATCCCGGTGCGGGCTGGATTGCTTATAATGAACCAACACAAGGTGTAGTACTAGATCCAAGGATTATACGACAACACAAGATGTTTGTCAATCGTAATCCAAAAGTAAAAGCCAGACAATACGATATACAAGAGTTGGCTGATGCCATCATGTACAACGGAGACTATGATAGAGAACGACAACGACAACAAATACGTTACGGAGATCCTGCAGAGGTCAAGGCCAGGTTAGATGTTGCTAAAAGTATGCTCCGACCTTTCTTGGGTAAAACTGAGAAACAAGCCAAGGAGATGGGACTTGATCAAGCAATAAAAACAGCCGGTGAGAAAGTCATTGAGATATTAAGAAATGCCAACAAAAGTGTAACAGAAGCAGCACTGGGAAATGTTTTATCATGGCCAGAAGTTGTTAACAAAATTAACAGTGCAATGAAAGCTACTGGTTGGAACGGTAAACGTGAGGGAGAAGATACTTTCTTGTTTACTGCCAAAGGACAAGAAACAGATGATCAATGGTACATAATGTTGATCGCCAATCAAGGTAATGGCATGTTTAGCTATGCGTTAGGTACTGTAGAAGACGGCGACCCTTATTTGGATGATGCTTTCAAAGACGTATTGCCCACTACAGACGCAAGTGTAAGCGAGTTGTTAAATATCATTCGTGACGCATTTGGACTACACGAGCAAGGTGTCACGGAAAACTTTGCCGATGGCAAGAATCCTGGGCGCAAAGGTCTAGCCAAACGCTCAGGAGTAAATACCAAAGCGTCAGTCAGCAGTTTGCGCAAGACAGCAAAGAATTCGTCAGGTGAAAAGCAACGCATGGCCCACTGGCTGGCCAACATGAAAGCCGGAAGAGCAAAGGCCAAAAGAAAATGAGAATAAGACAAATTGTAGAAGCTGCTGAACGTGGCCGAACCCTGGGTGGATTTCCTGCCAAAGTATTGAATGTGGAACAAGGTGCCACAGACGAAGCACTCAAACTGGATGCACCACAACGGTCTATGTCCGCCCAAGACATGCAAGACTATGCAACTCGTATCAAAACTGGTACCAAGACCAAGGCTGACCGATTCAAGCCCATCATACACGGCAGCAATATCAAGGCCATCACTCGAGATGACGGTGGTACTGAGTGGGACCTAGACGATTTAAAAAGTCAGATCATGCAGCCGCCAAGACAGATCCTGGGCACCAATGCCAAAATGGCCAAGAGCAAAGAGGAAGGCGCCATCACATATGACTTGACCTTGCCAGCCCTGAGTGGCATTGTGGTGGATGAAGAAACTGGTGAGTTTGTGGAAGTGATCACCTGCCCCGGTGCTGGCGAATGCCAGACCTACTGCTATGCCAGAAAAGGCGGCTATGTGATGTTCCCAGCCAGCTCAATGAGTGCGGCACAGGCACTAAACTTCCTGGTTAATCATCCGTCAGACTACATGGAGAAGTTCGACAGCGAAGTCAAAAAAGCCGCGGCATTGGCCAGCAAGAATGGCATCAAACTACTGGTGCGCATACATGACGCTGGTGACTTCTTCTCAAAAGAATACTACAACTTGATGATGGATGTGGCCCGGAACAATCCTGATGTGAAATTTTACTTCTACACCAAGATGGGGCAAATAGTTACAGACCCTGACACGCCGGACAACGTGGTCAAACAGTTTTCACCAGGTGCACAAAGTCGCGAAGTCAAAACAGTTCAACTACAACGAGATGCCGGCCGGCATGTGAAAGACGCTGTGACCCTGCCCAAAGACATGTTCCGTGAGTTGTTTGTGACCGATGCCAAGGGCAAGTATGTGAAAGACGAAAAAGGACGCACACAGGTAAAAAGCGCAGACGCCTGGCAACAGTTCCGCCAGGATCTGGGTGCCAAGTACAAAATTGATCCCAACACTGTGATCACATATGACGAAATGAATCGCATACCCGAAGGGCCTGCTCCCAAATGGAACGTTGTGGTGTTCCCTGCAGGTCATGGCGATTTGGGTGCAAGCCGACTGGACGTGGCCAACCAATTTTTAATGTTTCACTGATATGAGTTTTTTAGTAGCAAATTTACCCCCCATACATTGTTTTGTTCGTAGAGAATTTTTGTATGATTTTGAACAAGGTCACGGTGAGTACGAACCCTGCATATGGGTGTCAATCAAAAGCCTACGCAGCCAAGCATTTCGCATAGAAGCCTACTTGCCACGCTATGGCGCACTGTATGACAAGCTGCCACTACACGCTTATGTGAGTCGTAAAGACAACCTAGAACCTGACCAGTTTCTGGCCTTGGACACCCTGCAGATCTGGGACTGCTTCAGTTATGACATTGCTGTGATTCAGAAAGCATTCCTACGCAATCTCAGCTGTAAATTTTATGCCAAGAACCGAGAATCATATCAGGGCAACTACATGTTCACAGTGGACAATGCCGCACCTGACATGAACATCATAGATACCACTTATTCAGAATGGCCCGAAGATCACAAGAGCTTTAACTTCATTGAACTGGACAACGGACAGTATGCCGCACAGCCCAACAACAGATGTATCTTTTTAGATGCTGCCAGCAATCCCCGAGAAATGCTGTTCCCAGACTTCAAAGTGGCCACCAAAAAGTGGGTGGTTGAAACCAACCCCAAATGGCGCCTGGGTGATTCGGACACTGTGACATATGATCTAGATAAACCAATAAATAAACAATCATGACTTACAAAGAAATTCTTGAAGCCTGTTGGACTGGTTATCGCCAAGCAGGTATGAAAAACAAAGGTGGTCGTCAGGTGCCCAACTGTGTGCCTGTGCGCGAAGCTGAGTTAGAAGAAAATCTCCGCAATTGGTTCAAAGAAAAATGGGTACGCTTTGGTCCTGACGGCAAGATCCGTGGAGACTGTGCCAGAGGATCAGAATCAGAAGGCAAGCCCAAGTGCCTGCCCCGGGCCAAGGCCAATGCACTGGGCAAAAAAGGTCGCGCATCAGCAGCCGCAAGAAAACGCAGACAAGATCCCAACCCCAACCGTACAGGAAAGGCCATCAACGTGGCCACTAAAAAGAAATGATCATAGACGAACTTTTTGAAGCCCCACAACAGTGCCCCGAATGCGGTGGCATCAGTTTCAGTGATTTGATCCTGGCTGAAAAGAAAGACGCCTGCTATCACAAAGTCAAAGCAAGTGCCAAGGTATGGCCGTCGGCCTATGCATCCGGACGCTTGGTACAGTGCCGCAAAAAAGGTGCTGGCAACTATGGCAACAAATCAGAAAGCGTGGCGGAAGACAAAAGCAATGCCATGGTCAATACCGCAAGTCGTCTTGCTAATAAAGATGATGGCAAGGTTGTTAAACTACGTGCCGCCGGCGACAAGCGCAGAGAAGATCAACTTAAAGGTAGAGACATTGCCAAGCGTGACTGTACAAGCAAGGACGAATGGGGCTATTTGAAACAAGGTGTGGCGGAGGCTACCGGTGATAAACCTTTTGACAAAATGATGACAACTATCAAACAGGGCACTAATAAACAAAAGACCGCAGATCGCAAAGAGCAGCAAAAACAAACTCAACAACGTGCCCGTGATGCTTTCGGCAATATGTTTGGTGGTGGCAATCCTGCTGATAAACTTAGCGTCAGAGAGCAAGGTGTGGCGGAAGAGTATGAACTGGCCGGTGTGGGTGTGGCATACGAACTGGGCCGTAGAGCCTACCAAGAACGCAAGACCATCAAGGACAATCCTTACAGTGCCACACGAGAAGCTCGCAAATACGACGAGTGGGAAAAAGGATTAGAACGCGGCAAACACGATGCAAATGATGCCAGACTTTTCCGCAGTAGTGTGAGAGAACAAGATGTGGCGGAAGATAACTTAAATGAATTAGATATGTTTGCACCAGTGACCACTTATGTTAGATTGGCCAATGGTACATACGTCGCAGCCAATTGGCGTCGCAACCAAGATTTATCTACTGCAAGTAATTCAGCATCATTTATTGATATAAAACCCTTGGCTCCTGCAGCCGCTAAACAATTGGGATTAGATCAAAGACTAAATGATCCAGAGAAAAAATATACAGGTGCCGCAACAATTGCATCAGGTGGCCCTATTCAAGCAAGCGGCCCATTGGCCGATAGAACCATCAACGTAGTTGATATTAGAGATCCAAAGGCTGCTAAGGATTCTGGTGTTCCTGACACACTTTTTGGAAAAATTGCTCAATGGGCACAACAGCAAGATCAAAAACAACCAGGTGTAGAGGAAGGCGAGCAACAAAAGGGTGCTGACTATCGTGACCCAAAAGAAGTTGACTATGATGATGAATACGATGACATGGTTGCCAGAGTAAAAAAACTGGCCGGACTTGGTCCCATGAAGACTGTGTACGATCCTGCCCGGCGACAGTATCGCAACATGCCCACAGCAGTTCAACCTAAAAAATGAGAGCACAAGAGTTTGTACATTTGAAAGAAGATGCAGTAGAAGACTTGGAAAAAGATCTTGATGATCCCAAAAGCTACAGTGCAATTGACCACATGATGCAAACCATTGCTCGTGACCACGGCATTACTGGCAAGCAATTGCATGACAAGTTTGTGGCCAAACACGGTGTGATTCCTGACAAGTGGACCCGTGATCAACTGCGAGAACTCAGCTTCCTGGGATCTGAATGCACCAAAGACTGTTCAGGACATCGTGCAGGATATGACTGGTCAAAACGTCGAGGCCTGCGTCAAGCCAATTCATGGAGCCCCAGCTTCAACAAAGGCGCTGGCTTGGCAGTGGCAGGAAAATAACAGCCCGACTGTGAATCACAAATACATAAGTGCATGATTGATATTGTCACTGTTGTTTTTGAACCAGAAATTCCCGTATTACGAGCACAGGCACAAAGCCTGGCGTTGTATGGCCAAAAGTTAGGCATACGCAACATCTATGTGGTGTTGAATGATGTTGAAACCATTGCCGCACAAATTGATCCCGCCTGGTGGGGACCGCTGGCCAACTCAGTACTGGTAATCCCACGCACCGCATTCTCCACACCGTTTGTAGAAAACGGCTGGGTCAGTCAACAGGTGTTAAAACTGTTGGCCGCATCAATAAGTTACAACACGTATAGCATGATCCTGGATGCCAAAACTGTGTTTGTGCGTGAGATTATTCCTGCTCACGTAGTAGATTCAGCAGGCAGAATACAAACTGGTAGGTTACCCATCTATCCTGTGTTTGAGCCCAGCAGACAAATTGTCAACAAGTTGTTTGATATTGATTTACAACAACAAATAGGACCAGGTGGTGTGCCATTTATTGTACACAACGACACTGTGCGAATGATGATTGCCGAAGTGACCATACGCACAAAAACATCATTCCCCATATGGTTCCAACAACAAGGCATGGTAACGGAATTTATATTGTATTCAGGTTTTGTGCAATTCTTATGCGGCAATTTGAATGTGCTGTACGACACTCACAACAGTCTCGGCAGTGTGATAAATGTCAGTCACGACGAAACTGATGCTTGGCCAATAAAAATCAATCAAATGCGCAAAGGTGAAACTCTCACAGTGAGTGTGCATAGAGGTGCCTGGGCAAAACTAACTGTTGAGCAACAGCAACAGTACCGGGACTTGTTGGCACAACGTGGTATTGCAGCAGCAGCAGATCTATGAAAGCCTTGTGTCTTGTGGCTCATCCTGATGACTGTGTGATCTTTGGATTGAGTTACATACACCACCATCCTGAGCATGCATGGACCATTGGATACTTGACCTACACTGCGCAAGATCCACGTGGTTCTGAGTTATCAAATTTTTGGCAGCGTCGTGGTGTACCTTGTGTGTTCCTGGGCTTTGAAGATCACTGGCACGACAATGAACTAAAACAATTTACTCGCTGGACACAAGAACGTGCTGAACGAGCCTGTTGGAACCTGGCAAAAGATTTTGACCTAGTGCTGACACATGACCAGTCAGGAGACTATGGGCACATACATCATGTGTTGGTACATAATTCTGTGCAGTGGCATCCGCACCTGATCACATTTGCTCCGCCTGGTCAAGGCACAGTCACACACACTGTGCCTTTAGACACATACAAACTGGATGAATTGCCCATGCACGGTGATATCATTGCTGGCTTTCATATTATACAACATCAAAACAGTTACAAGGAACCTGTATGAAATTAATGGTAGCAGGCTGCAGTTTTTCAGCAGTATCAAAAACATTGCCAGGTACTGCCTGGAGTGAACTGCTGGCTCAGCAACTGGGTGATTGGGAGTTGATTAACCTAGCACGTCAAGGTTGTAGCAATGGCGGCATTAGAATACAGATAGATGAAATACGCCGACAGCGGCCGGACTTTGCTGTGATCATGCCCACGTTCTGGGACAGAATGGAAATACCGGCTGACTCAGTGCCTTACAACTGGAATCAAAAACCCAGTTCTGGAGAGAATCCCCCGTTGGAACAACATTTGCAAAATAGAAAACTAGGTAATGGTTATTGCAGAGAGGATGGCATCCGCAATGTCAACTATGGTACAGAGCCATCAAACATGATTTGCGAAACTATCTTTACCCTTGCTGAAAACTTTGATCATCCTTATAGACAGGGACGCATTACTCGTCAAGCACAGACAGGTGTGCGCCACTGGATTGATAGTATCTACGACAACGCTTGGAAAAAACAGTGTGATGAATGGATCATGAGAGATGGTATTACAATGATGTATTTAGATGACATCAAATTTATTGTTTGCCCTAACTTGCTGTGGCCTTTTGATCCCAACAACCAAACACAATGGCGTGAGGCATTCCCCAGTATTGTGCCTGACCATTACATCAACTTGGATTCTGCTCGATCTCCACAGGCCATATGCGGCAACAATCCATTCACTGGTGAAGATCCTGGCTATCATTCTGGCCCTGCAGGACAAAAGATCATTGCCAAAAACTTCTACCAAACTTGGTTAAATCACTTCAAGTAACTCACAACAAAATTTTGTAGTTCCTGAGTTTTTTCTCGTTCAAACTCATACAGTCTGTTGTGATTGTGGTCCAGTCTAGGTTTTAGTTTTTGCAACAGTGCAGACAAATCTTGTTCACACAACCATTGCACTTGTTCAAATGCTCGACCCCAACGTCGAACATCATCTGGCTCTGTATCATACGACTCGTCTATGACATCGCCGAAAGTTTCAAATCCCCAGTCTCGATATTGTTGCAAGAAACCCTGTATGGCAAACACCACAAACAGTCTACGAGCCTGAAAACACTTGGCTGTTTTTTCTGCTGACAAAAATGTGCGGCCTTGGCCCAGGGTTTCACACACTACTGAAAACCATGTTCTATTGTAGATTTCCCAAGGCACTAGACCACTGACAGAGTTGTCCATGTTTTGTTTGACTTCCCACGCAGGATCAAGATTGGCGCTGACGTACGGATACTGTAGTTTTGTATCTGTGAACAGTTGAGCCACACGTTCAGGTGTTGAATCAATCCAGTGGCCTACAAATAAATCTCTGTAGGTCACAATACCTTGATCCAAACACCCTGACTGTTGCAGTCCTAACATTACAAAATCTCTGTGCTCACGTCTAGCACCCAGCAAGCACTCAAATGCATAGGCACGGTTGGAAGGAAAATCTTCACGTGGCAGATTCCAACGCAACAAGTTAAAACTCCATGCTGGTCTGTAGATCACTCGGGGATGTTGGGGTTCATCCAACCATACCCCGGATGTGTGCAACAGCCAATTTACTACACCTGTGGTTTCTATCCAAGCAACAAGTTCTGCTTGTGAATGCCACTCAATATCTGTAAACAACACCAAGTCAAACTTGTGCAAGGGCAACTGCATGTATTCTGTGTTGTATTCATGCTTGTTGGGCAGGCTGTAGAACACTGGCATCACTGCTATTTTATGAGGTTGTGCCAGGGCTGTTGCCATGTCCACAATTTGATCGTGACCAAAGCCCCACTCAGTGGCCTGGTAGCCAGGAGAGAATACTTTAAGACTGGCGTGCAAGAGTTTCACGTATCTTGTTCATGTAGTAATCAAAGTTTACAACTTCTTTTTGGTCCCAGTCCATTTGTAAACTTAGTCTCAGGTCCGGCACAGCATCGCACACAGCAGTGTGGTATGCAGGATCAAAGTCGCCAATCTTTTCCATGTTGTCGTAGTGATATCTGCGTTGGAATTCCATGGTAATGGGTCTGCGACTCATGATCCAGTTACCAATGAATTCATATTCACTGAACCAGCGTATGAGCTCGCCGTTGCCCCAGGGCGGCACAGTGGCTTCGGGTGGACATGAATCAATCATGGCATCCAACCATTTCTTCTGATGTTTTTCCTCCAGGAACTTCACAAGGTCCGTGAAGTCTTGTTTGAGCACCGGCACATTTTCACTAATAAAACAGTGCGGTGTAAGTCGGTCAAACCCTAGACCGTTCTTGATGCTTTCATAGTAACCCCAACTGTGACGTTCATTCTCCAACACTTGGAAGTTTAGTACACCGTCTTTGATAGGTTCATAGGGTTTGATTAGCAAACAATCACAGTCGTGCATGATCATCAAGTCATAGTTGAGATAGTCTAAGAACGCAAACTTGATGGCCTGCTGGCGCAGCCAGTATGTTCGGTAGTCACCTTCAAATACCCAGTTGTTGACTTCAGGATAGATTCTGTAGATGTCCGAATCAGGTGCGTAGTCTAACCTGGTGGTATCAATGCCGTACTTTTCAAACACAGGCCACAGTTCTTCCTGTGGCACAGGGCTGGCAATACAAGTACGATCTATGCCAATGAGATTGTTGGCAAACTCAGGTTGTAAACTCATGATGGCATGTGGCACACGATATCGTGCTAGGTATAAAATTCTTGCTGAAGTCATATTTTCCTTAGGTGATTGAGCAACTGTTGACACATTGATACAGTCTGCCGTCGGCAATGCTGTCTTTTGCCCAGGTCCGTTCCACACGATCAAACCATTCCAAGCAATGTGCCAAGTCATATTCGAGTGCATTGTTTTCCTGCACCAATTCTTTTGTTTGGCTGTTGCCAGCGTGGGTCATGGTTTCAGGGTAGAATCCCAGATAGCAACAGGGATATACTGAACCATCTGCAGCTATGTATATTTCTCGATTGATTTTGTGTATGCAACGTAAATTTAAATCTGACACGTCTTTGTGAGACTTAATAGTGCGCGAATCAAACCATGTGACATGATTGGCCAACAAATCTTCAACCTGCGGTTGGTGATCTGGTGGGCCCGAGTCTTGGCCAATTCTGTGACTGTATTCCCCTGTTCTGGTAAACACAGGTCCTGAGTCTCTGCCGTCATAGATGTTTTCAAATTTTACAAATCCCAGGTCTGCTGCCAATTGTCGGCACTGATCTTCTTGATGACGATTGTGATCAAACGGAACAAATCGCCACCATGCCTGTCCACCAGCGTCAATAAACGCTTGTGCATTGGCAATAACTTTGTGCCAGTCCGTATCCTGTCTGTACAGGTGATGTGTGTCTGCCATGCCATCCAGTGCAAATCCCACAGTAACACCGGGCTGGGCCAGTCTACTCCACCAATCTGGTGTGCGTAGGCTGCCATTGGTATTGATATGTACTGGCACCTGATGTTGCGTCAAGTACTCGACTATTTCCACGGCATCCCGAGCACTTGCAAAATCACCAAGATTGCCATTGAAACTGACCCCAGCTTGTCCAAAATACTTTTTTTGAAACCCATCAATTATGGGTTCAACACCTGTGAGCTGCTGACAAAACTCAGGTGTAAAAATATGTTGGAATTGTTGCAGAGTAAGTTCGGTGACAGGATATCCTGAATTATAGTCCAGGCCACGATAGTTTCTCATACACATGGGGCATCTGGCATTGCAACGTGTGGTCAATTCAACTTGCACCTTGCGTACTTCACTGAGTTTCAACATGGCGTATTTATAGGCTGTTTTTTGACTAAATACATTATGCAAAAATATTTTGTTCAAGTAGAGTGCGATGTCACTGCCGAGGTGCAAGTGCAGCCATTTCGTTATCGTGCTTATGTAAACAATGAACTGTTTGCAGAACGCACCTGGATATGGAACAACTGCTATCTTGAAGAGTCGTTTCAGATACAGGCTCAACCCGGCATATATCCCATTGTGTTTGAAACTGTGGATGAAACTAATGGCTGCATTAAAGTGCGCAATTACAGAGTTGTCACTGGGGCAGGACAGATAATAAATTATCAAGGCAACCCAAGTTTGGAGATATCAGATGCGTTGGCATGAAATAGCAGAATCAGCATCAGTAGGCGCCAGTTGTGCTGGTGGTATTGCCACTGTGAGTCAACCTTTGGGCATGGTGTCAAGATCTGGCGGTTCCTTGTTGTCAGGTAAATATACAACAGATTCGGATCCAACCCCGAATACCCCTAAAGAATACAAGAGGAATAATAATGCTCGCGGACAGTTTAAAAATTCTACTAGCCAGTAATTTTGCCTACTATCTCAAGGCACACAATTTTCACTGGAATGTGGAAGGTCCTGACTTTGGCGAGCTGCACAAGTTCCTGCAAAAAATTTATGAAGATGCGTTTTCGGCCTTGGATCCCACTGCCGAATACATCAGATATCTGGGCGAATATGCGCCCGGCAGCTTGGAACGCTACAGTGAACTAACACAGATCATGGGGCAGACCAAGGTACCACGTGCCCGACTCATGCTTGAAGAACTGCTGGCCAACAATGATCAAATGATAGACCTGCTGAACATGTGTTTCGAGTCGGCCACAGAAGAAAATCAACAGGGCATTGCAGACTTTTTGTCTCAACGACTCAGCCAGCATGGCAAATACAAATGGCAGTTGACCAGTTATTTGAAAGACCAACGAGCATGAGCAACGACATTAGATCAATCCTAGATCGGCTGGCCACAGTGGAGGGCCGGTTGAGCCCTGCACAACAAAAAGTACCTCAGTTGCCTGCACTGTTCAAGCCCAAGCATATTCGTGCGCTGGGTGCAAAAAAAGATCCTGCTCATCCCATGGACGGCTACATGGTGGGCGATAGTGCAGAGCCTCGTCGCACTGCTCTTGAAGAAGCAATGGCCGAGATTGAAGAAGACATGATCAGCAAGGTCAAGAAAGACCTTACACAATACCTGGATCGCTTGGAAAAGAAGGTGCGTGTTGACCGTGACTTGAAAGACAAAGCACAGGACGCTGTGGCACGTGGCGAAGTTGAAGAAGAAATAGATACAGATCCTGCTGCCATGCAAGGACCCAGTGACCCGGGCGATACTGAAGTGGCACATGCTGCTGAACTAGGTGTGGACAACAAACTTGGCGCACCACAAGCACCTGTAGCCACATTTGAAATGGCTGACGGTGTGGCCTTGGAATGTTGTGGCAATGATGACCAAGGATATGAACTGCGTCGTGGCGGCAAGACCTTGCCCAGTCGCTTTCGCAGCCTGGATGATGCCGGTATAGCAGTGAAGTTGTATCAGGCTCGTCGTCAAGCACAGCAACGCAACGGCAACACAGATTACATAGAAGAACGATAATCATGATCATCAACGATTTATTCAACAACAAAAAATTCGCGGCGGAGGCCATTGGCGATCTTGGATCCAAACGTGATCAGGGCAAAAGTATTCGCAGGTGGCGCAAATCTCGCGGGCTTGATGAACAAGGTGTAGCGGAAGGTGTCAACCATTCTGCCTTGCAGGGTTGGGATGAGATGGATGCAAACCAAAAAACTAAAGCATTGCAACAAGCCGGATTTAAGACGCCGTTTCGTCAATACAAGTGGTCAGATAAAGAAGGGCACGGCCAGTATACATGGGATGGCTGGAGTAGCGAAGAGCTTGACGATATACTACATGCCGCAAAAGTAAAAGAATTAGATCAGGCAGATGAATTAACTATGAGTGCATCTGACCGAAGAGGATTACAACGTCAGGCCAAACAAGACTTTGAAGCACAGCGTCAACAACTTCATAAAGAAAAAATGGAGATGGAACGATTTGCTTGGGAAAAAGCCAACACCGAAGCTGAACGCAAACATGAAATAGCCAAGATTGAAAAAGAATACTTGCATGATCTGCGTAAGTTACAGATGGGTCACCAACAAGACATGGAAAAGATTCTTCATGCTGACACACATGAATTGAATAAGATGAAAGCTGAATTCAATATGCGTCAAGCAGAAAGAGAAAAAGCTAAACCTGAATCAGAACTACAGGATGAACCAGCACCCCAACCTAGCCCACAGGCCAATTTTGACCCAGATACAGGCGAGCCAATTAGACCACAAGCAAATCAATGGCACACCAGTCAGCAATTATCTGCTCCTACTAAGCCACCAAAGCCTAATAATAACGATGATATAGTTGACGTTGAGCCAAAACCCAACAAACCACTGGCTATTAAAGAAAAAGTTAGTATAGTAAGAGATCCTGAACAGGCCACTGGCATACAACGAACCGGTGGTGTAACGTCCGGATCTGTTTACATGCCAGGAAAACCCAGACCACAATCAGTACCACAAAATGCCGGGGCAGTGGCATCATCCAGACCTTCGGCAATGAACTCACAAAAACCACTGATGGCTGTGTCATTAGAAAGATGGAAAGAATCAGTATTGAATCGTTATCCTGAAGCTAGATTTGCAACACAAAAAATGATCAACGGTGCTACTATTGCCACTGATAGAAGTGGAAAAGTTGGTATCTATGATCCAAAGAATAGCTATGCCAAAGTTGGACCAGAAACTCAAAAGATTGCAGCAAAAGGTTCCCTGGCAGAGGAAGCCAGTCCAATGATCAGTCCGCCTGCCAATAGATTTGACAACAAGCGAGAAGCATTTGATCACGCTAAACAACACGGCGGCAAAGTATTCAAGAGCACATACACTGACCCCAATACTGGAATTCAAAACATAGTTTTTGTTGTCAAAAAAGAGCAAGGCATGGCGGAAGACGATGACGCTGTGGCAGCATTCCTAGCACGTGGTGGCCAAGTACAACGACTCAAACCAGCCAAACCACGCAAAGGCGAACGTTGGCAAGGTTCCGCACACATTGGTGCAGCCGGTGGCCGTGGTACCAAAGGCCAAGTGTCTGGACTTGGTGCCAACACAGGAAAAAGTGGCAAACCTGTGGTCACTGCGGAGCAAGGTGTGGCAGAGGCAAACAATGATACCGGGGTCGAGTGGTTTGACTTTGCCACATGGGTACTGACGCAAGGCGACAAGTATAAAGATTTCACTACAAATCATACAGTGCATCAAGCAGCACAAAAAGAATACAAAGCGTATGTCGACTCGCGAAAACAAGGTGTGTCAGAAGTCAGCCTAGGCGACTATGGTAAAAAAGCCATGATGAGTCGGGCCATGGCTCAGACCAACCGATTCTTTGACCGTGATGATCCTACAAAAGTCGCTGCTGCCGATCGAACCATTGCCAACAGAACCAAAGGCCTGGCCAGTGCAGATGCTAGACGCCAACCATACACACCACCTGCACAAGATGCTGAAAAAATGCAACGTGACTTGACAGCAAAGTACCCCAACATTGATGAACTGGTACGTAGAGCCGAACTCAATAGAGATCCCAACTACGAACGTGCAGACGGACAGGCCTACTATGCAGCCCGTGACGCTGAACAGAACTATCTAAAACTCAAACAAATACAACGTGTGATTCAAGGCCTGAACGAATCACTCAACCGATCACACCTACCTTAGGACCGTGTGGGCCGGCTGCTGGCCTGAGAAAGCGATTCGCTACCGTGGACTCAAAAGTGAGCATATATAGTCAAAAATGATGAAATCACGATATAAACATTTAGTTGTGTCTGGTTGTAGTTTTACTACCAACGAGCATGTTCCTGACCGCAGCGATTGGAATTGGCCAAATATTTTAGCCAAAGATACCAACATGATCATTCATAATCTTGCCACCGCTGGCGCTGGTAATACACATATTGCTAACAGCATAATTGTGTATCTTGAAAAAACCCAATTACCTCCGGAAGACGTGTTGGTCATTGCCATGTGGTCTGGCACTGGAAGAATTGATTTCACCGTTTCTACTGAGATTGATCCTAGGAAAAAATATACTTGGAACTATCTATATGCGCCATCATGTCGATTACATCAAGGTGGTAATTGGTGGAATACTACAAATCCAATAGGTGTAGATAAAATTCTAACAGATTACTCAAAATTTCAAGACGAGTATACTTTGGGGTTGCAAACATGGCTAGCAATGACCAATTTAGCATCTTATCTTAACAGTAAAAATATTTGTCACTTTTTTACGTCATTCTTGCATTACGCATCCAACGAAATTTACTTTGATGCTGTGCATGTAGATATTGATAATACTCTTGCCAAAATGGGATTAAAAATAGATCGCTCTAGATGGTTGAATCTAGCATCTGCTGATTATTTTGGAGACTGGTGTGTTAAACGTGGGCTATTGACACCAGATGGATTTCATCCTGGATTGGATGGGCCACAACGCTGGCCGCGTGAAATTTTAATACCTTTGCTGATTGAACTCAACGTATTATATAATGAGCAATCAGATGGTTGCAATTAACAAAATTTATGTTATACTTGCATTTTAGGAGTACACATGGATACCAAAACATTCAACGGCGAACAAAAGATCAAACTCACCCAGATCATCAACGAAGGCATGGCTGTCATGCACGAGATTGATACACTACAAGGCGGCCTGTCCGACACCATCAAGGCCATAGCAGAGGAATTAGAAATCAAACCGGCTGTGTTGAAAAAAGCCATCAGAGTGGCACACAAGGCCGAATTTGGCAAGACCAAACAAGATCAAGAACTGTTGGAAACAATTCTTGAAACAGTGGGCAAGACGCTATAAATATTGCTTCGAACAGCAACGAGTCGTTCACGTCACGAACATGTAACAAGGCTATACCGGCCACAAACGGAGACTTATTTGTACAATCAACCACCGATTGATTCTCACGATATGCATGTCTGGCGGAAAGAACGTAATTTGCTGCTGGATCAAGTATCTTTTTGGTGTAAAAAAAATAATATCAACTATACAACAGATCCTAATAAAATCAGTTTACGCTACAATAGACTTAAAATAGTTCAAATATGGTTGTGTGACCTGTTACCTCCAACGGAGTATTGGTATTCTAAAAACAAACAACTGCAGAAACTTGGTGTTACCATGTTTGTTTTTACTGACAATTTTGTTGAATTTGATGACTTAGAGTTTGTCAAATTTTACAGTGATCCTACCTTGCATGCCATTTATGGATCATATCAAGATATAGTGACTGTTAACTACAACCCAAAAAAATTGTATAATTGTTTTATACAACGTGTTGAATCTGTTAGACAATCCTGGTTTTATTTTTTGCACCTCAAAGGACTACTTGAAAAAGGCCATGTAAGTTTTTTATTATCACAGTTGACTGAATATAGTTCACTTACAGGAGTAGAACTTTTTGATTATATTCATTATAACTATCACTTAGATCAACTACCGCATTTTCATCAAGCATATACGGAACTGCGTAGCCAGGTACCTTACAAAAACTTTCTAGAAGTATTGGATCTTGCCCTATATATCCAAGATAGTAAATATTCATTGGTGCTTGAAACTTATGCTACCAATCCAGCCACAGACTGTTGGCTCATTGGAGAAAAAGCCATACGTGCCATATGCTTTCCGGCTATTCCATTATTGTTTATGCAGACACGAGCGGTAGAAAAACTACAATCTATTGGATTTCAAATTGACCATCATGATAGTATTGATGTTGCGCCGTGGCAACAACGACAACAGCACTTACTTGAAGTTATTGAACAAAATTCCATTGACTTTAATGCATCGGTATCATATAATAGAAGTATGCACAATCGAGATGTTTGTGCAAGGTTGCAGCAAAGATACCACCATGCAACGTATTTTGACGAATTTTTTACACAGGTACTATCCCATTGAGCTATATTGACGCACTATTTGATCGTGAGCACGATCGCATTCACGTGGTAGAACGCCGCGATGGCCAAAGGCAGTACCGGGAATATCCTGCCAATTATGTTTTTTACTACGACGATGCTCGAGGCAAGTTTCAAAGCATCTACGGCACACCTGTGTCAAGGTTCAGCACACGCAACAACAAAGAGTTTCGCAAAGAAGTTCGAGCACAAAGCGGGCGACAAATCTACGAATCGGATATCAATCCCATATTCCGTTGCTTTGAAGAAAACTACAAAGATCAAGACGCACCCACACTGAACACAGCGTTCTTTGACATTGAAGTTGCGTTTGATCCAGTGCGTGGATTCTCTCCTGTTACAGATCCCTTCAATGCCATCACTGCCATATCGGTATATCTGAATTGGTTGGAGCAACTGGTCACACTGGTGGTGGCCCCGCGCCACATGAGTGCAGAGACTGCTCGTGAGATCTGTGGAGAATTTGAGAACACTGTGCTGTGCGAGTCTGAGTCAGAAATGTTAAAGATGTTCTTGGACCTGATCGAAGATGCAGACATCCTGAGCGGTTGGAACTCGGAAGGCTATGACATACCCTACACAGTGAATCGTATCACTCGAGTACTCAGCAAAGACGACACCAGACGTTTTTGTTTGTGGGGACAGTTTCCCAAGAAGCGTGTGTTTGAACGCTTTGGTGCTGAGAATGAAACCTATGACCTGGTGGGTCGTGTGCATATGGACTATATGCAACTGTATCGCAAGTACACTTATGAAGAGCGTCATAGCTACAGCCTGGATGCCATTGCTGAGTACGAACTGGGTGAGCGCAAGACACAGTTTGAAGGCACACTGGATCAGTTGTACAACCAGCACTTCAAGACCTTTATCGAATACAACAGGCAAGATACCTTGTTGTTGGACAAACTGGACAAGAAATTACGCTTCTTGGAACTGGCCAGCGAACTGGCACATGCCAACACTGTGCTGTTGGCCACCACAATGGGTGCTGTGGCTGTGACTGAACAGGCCATCATCAACGAAGCGCATGAACGTGGCATGGTTGTGCCCAATCGACAACAGCGTCTTACAGATGACGATACGCAGGCAGCCGGTGCTTATGTGGCGTATCCCAAGAAAGGATTACATGAGTGGATTGGGTCGGTTGACATCAACAGTCTATATCCGTCGGCAATTCGTGCGTTGAACATGGGTCCAGAAACCATTATAGGTCAACTGCGCCCCGTAATGACTGATAGGTATATCAAAGACAAAATGTCCAAGGGTGACTCATTTGCGGCTGCATGGGAAGGTGTGTTTGCAAGTCTAGAATACACAGCAGTAATGGAACAGCAACGTGGCACAGAGATCACCATTGACTGGCAGTCAGGTGAAGAGACTGTACACTCGGGTGCTGAAATTTGGTACATGTTGTTTGATTCTAACCAACCTTGGGTTTTGAGTGCAAATGGTACCATATTCACCTACGAGAAGAAAGGCGTTATCCCAGGCCTGCTGGAACGCTGGTATCGTGAACGTCAAGAAATGCAGGCCAAAAAGAAAGAAGCTCGAGATGCCAAAGAGATTGCGTTCTGGGACAAACGCCAGCTGGTCAAGAAGATTAACTTGAACAGTTTGTATGGTGCTATTCTCAATCCCGGCTGCAGGTTCTTTGACAAACGTATTGGACAATCAACTACCTTGACTGGGCGTAGTATTGCCAAACACATGGATGCACACTTGAATGAATGTATCACTGGCGAATACGATCATGTGGGTCGGGCAGTGATCTATGGTGATACAGACTCGTGTTACTTTTCAGCATGGCCTGTGCTCAAACAAGAAGTTGCCGAAGGTCGCATGGCCTGGTCAAAAGAAATCTGTATCCAGTTGTACGACAGCATTGCTGACCAGGTGAATGACTCATTTCCAGCATTCATGGAACGTGCTTTCCACTGCCCCAGAGACATGGGAGATTTGATCCGGGCTGGACGTGAAACAGTGGCGGACCGTGGCCTGTTTATCACCAAGAAACGCTATGCTGTGAATGCCATTGACATTGAAAACAAACGGCTAGATGTCAACGGTGCAATTGGCAAGACCAAGGCCACTGGCCTGGATCTAAAGCGTAGTGACACACCCAAAGTTATTCAAGACTTCCTGTTAGAAATTCTAAATAAAGTGCTGTCTGGTGCTGAACGTGATGAAATTATCGAACGTGTGCGTGAGTTCAAGTATGAATTCAAAGAGCGACCAGGCTGGGAAAAAGGCTCGCCCAAGCGTGTGAACAACTTGACCAAGTACGGCAAGGAAGAAGAACGCCTGGGCAAAGCCAACATGCCTGGGCATGTACGTGCGGCCTTGAACTGGAACAACTTGCGACGAATGAATTCAGACAACTATAGCATGCAGGTGGTTGACGGCATGAAGACCATTGTGTGCAAACTGCGAAGCAATGCTCTAGGCTGGACATCAATTGGCTATCCCACAGACGAGATGCACCTGCCGCAGTGGTTCAAGGACTTGCCTTTTGATGACACAGAGATGGAAGCCACTGTGGTGGATCAAAAGATTGACAATCTGTTGGGCGTGTTGGATTGGGATCTGGCCGCTGCCACCAACACAGAAAACACATTTACATCATTATTCTCATTCGAATGAAACTGAGCGAACTTGTTGGATACTTGAACTTGTTGGAAAGCAATGAACTTGCTTCTGATTACTATGTGGCTGTTAAAAAGTTTCATGAAATAGGTCATGTGGTTGCCAATCACGCAGTGCAAATTGACGAGTACAGCAGTGCATTTGCTGAAAAGATCAATGCTGTTACTCGTGAGTTTCAACATGCACAAACTGCCCTGGACGATCTCAAATCAAATGTACGCCGACAGATTGCTGCTCTTGAACCTGTACAGTATCAGGCCAGTCAACAACTGTACGAACAAGAAATGTGCTATGAAACCACGGAATATATTTTAAATCGTCGACTTGCCATTGACGCAGACAGTCGACTGTTGCTCACAGGACGACTGCTACAGTACACAGACTGGCGCTTGCCTGGCATGATCATTCGTCCTGGCAACGAAAAGTTTATTGAAGATCTAGTGCCGTTGGATCCTTTGTACGTGGTAGATCAGCATGAAGATTTGATGCAACCTGCTGTACAGGCATTTACGCCAGAATATCAACGCAGATTGAGACCATATGTGATCGACGACTACAAACATGTTGATGCACTGTGGCAATTGCCTGCAAATCAGTTTGGACTGATTTTTGCCTACAACTATTTCAACTACAAACCCATGAAGGTGGTGCGTCAATATTTGGACAGTATGTTTGCACGTTTGAGACCAGGTGGGGTGGCCATATTCACCTACAACGATTGTGATTGGGCACATGGTGTAGCACTGGCTGAAAAGAATTTCATGTGTTACACACCCGGTAGAGAAATTCAATCCCATTGCAATCAACTTGGATTTGAAATTCTTTCTGTCAACCGCGGGCAAGGTGATGTATCTTGGATGGAGATACGCCGTCCTGGAGAAATTGAATCAATTAGAGGCGGTCAGAGCCTGGCCAAAATAGTTGCACACTAGTAAAAAAATCTATATAATCATACAACATAGGAGTACGCATGAGAGATTATCTTAAAGACTTGGTAGAACACACACACGATCTTGGCTGCATTGACTTGATCAAAATCACCGGAGACGACAAAAGCACAGCCATTGTGGGCGTGGCAGAAGATTTGAGTGTAGTGTTAGAGGGTGAATTCAAAAACCCACACGCAGATTTTATCGGTACATTTGGCATGCCCAACTTGAACAAGTTGAAAATTTTGTTGAACTTGCAAGAGTACCGAGAGAATGCCAAACTCAAATTAACTAAAAAAGCCACAGGTGCACCCGATGGCATTGAGTTTGAAAACGCTGGGGGAGACTTCCGTAACACATATCGTTTTATGGCAGCAGAGATCGTGAACGACAAACTCAAAACACCCAAGTTCAAAGGTGTCACATGGCACATTGAATTTGAACCCACTGTGGCTGCCATCCAAAGATTGCGTATGCAAGCACAGGCCAATGCTGAAGAGCCCAACTTCCAGGCCCGGACTGAAAACGGTGACTTGAAGTTTTTCTTTGGTGATCACTCAACACACGCTGGTAACTTTGTGTTTCACGCAGGTGTAAATGGTCAATTGAAACGTACATGGTCATGGCCGGCTGTACAGTTCATGGCCATCATGGCCTTGACCGGGGACAAGACCATCCGCATTAGTGATGATGGTGCTGCCAAGATCACAGTGGACTCGGGTGTGGCTGTTTACAATTACATTTTACCTGCACAGAGCAAATAATGGAAACCAAAGCTAGAACTGTAACAAGAATGATCACATATAGAATAACCGCATGGTTGTTTACTATATTTTGGACTTGGTTGTTTACTGGTGACATTGCATCGGCCACAGGATTTGCCACTGCCTTGCACATCATGCTCAGTGTAGATTATTTCATTCACGAACGTATTTGGTTGAAAATCAAGTGGGGTCGAATTGCAGGATAACCTAACCGCTAAACAAAATGATTATGCTGTGTTCTTACCAGCCATATCAGGTTTCTATGCCACGTTTGTGGGCAAGCAACGCAACGAACCGTATGTGGATCCTGCAAGGTTTCCTGCAGGGCTGACAGACATGGAACAGATGAACTGGCTCAACAGTCAAAAAGCATTGTTTCCCTACCGGTGGAGTTTGTATTCGGGTGGTCATGCCAACTTGGATTTGACCAAGCAGGACTGGAGTGAAGACATGGTTCGCAATCGTGAACCTGGCACGTTCATGCTGGGCGATTCGGGTGGATTCCAGATTGCCAAAGGCCTGTGGGAAGGTGATTGGAAAGCCAATTCAGGTTGTGCCAAGGCCGAAAAGAAACGTAGCAGTATTTTGAAGTGGCTGGATACCATCAGCGACTATGGCATGATTCTTGATATTCCCACCTGGGTCATACACGACAAGAAAGCGTCAAAGGCCTGCGGTATCAAAACGCTGGAAGAAGCAGTGGATGCCACCAAGTTCAATAATGAATATTTTATGAAACATCGCCGTGGCAAAGCCAATGGTGGTGCCCGGTTCTTGAATGTGTTGCAAGGCGATAATCACACGTCAGCAGAAACATGGTATCAAACCATGAAGCAGTATTGCGATCCTGCTGTGTATCCTGACACACACTTTGATGGCTGGGCCATGGGTGGACAAAACATGTGTGATGTACACTTGGTATTGCGTAGATTGATTGCACTCAAATATGATGGATTGTTACAAGAAGGCACACATGACTGGATGCACTTCTTGGGTACATCAAAGTTGGAATGGGCTGTGCTACTCACCGTGATTCAAAGGGCAGTTAGAAAATACGTTAATCCCGCATTCTCTATCTCCTTTGATTGTGCCAGCCCATTCCTCGCCACAGCCAATGGTCAGGTGTACTTTGAAAATGTGTTTGAACATGATTCCAAGTGGAGTTATAGAATGGCTCCGTCAGCAGACGACAAGAAGTATGCCACAGACACACGCAGATGGTCGGATGGTGTTGTGGCAGATGGCATTTATCCACGCTGGGAAGACTCACCACTCAGCGACATGTTTACCATGAAGGATATCTGCATCTATCGTGCTGGTACACCCAAGCCTGGTGTTGTGCTCACAGAAGAAAACTTCCGTGATCCCGACTTGTATGATGTGCTGCCGGATGTGAACAAAAATGGCAAATGGGGCAAGACATCATGGGACAGTTTTAGTTATGCCCTGCTGATGGGCCATAATGTTTGGATGCACTTGACTGCTGTGCAAGAAGCAAACAGACGCTTTGATGCCGGTGAACATCCTGCCATGATGCGCCGTAGCACTGGCGACTATGCCAAGTTTGAAGACATTGTGGAAGCCATATTTGCCGCACCCACACGGGCAGAGTCAGAAGCCATCATTGAATACTATAGTGACTACTGGATGGAAATTGTGGGCACACGTGGTTTCAAAGGCAAGAAGGCCAAGAACGCACGTACACAGTTCAATGCACTGTTTGAATACGAGCAAACTGAACAAGAAGATTTTGACGAAACGCAACTAGACCAATTGGAGAAATCAGTATGAAACGTGAAGGACATGACAATGTTGACTTCTTTGTAGGAACCGAAGTAGAACGCACACCTGCATTTGGCATGAAGACGCTGTTTGTTGTGGGCATTCAGCCGGTTGACAGTATTGGGTCTAGACTACTTCAAGTTCAACAGCACATCTTCTTTGGTGCTAACCACAGTTTTGACCCCAAAGACGCACTGGAATGGCAACGATGGGAAAGCATGATCACGTACTTTTTGGAACGTGATTACCTTTGTACCTTGGACATTCCCATTTCGGCAGTGGAACAGTTCAATGATGGCGGCTTGTGTGACTATCGCAACTTTATTCCACAGATTCGAGTAAGTGTACCGTATACAAAACTGTGGAATTATAATACAATGTTAAAAATAGATGACAAGGACTTTGACGCTACCAATCCCGGCGTCTGGTGCCA